AAACCAGTTTTCCAGCAATCAATCCATACCGGCGGTTGCGTACATCCACTCATAACGGATAACCATACTTTACCAAAAAACAAAGCCTTTATCCTCTGTTTCCAGTTCATTTTCCAGCAACTAATACACTGGTTTCCATCTGTATATACCCATAAAGAAGAACACTCCTCATCTGTCATACTATTTGGTTTTAACAAATTTTTATTTGCTTGATTGAATTTTATTGGTTTCATATTATTCCTCCCAATTTTTCAAAAACTCTTGAACATAATCATAGCCCCAACCGCCAGAGCCATCTATATCAGTATCGTCTTTCAAAAGATTCCATGCTTCTTCTCTGGTTTCAGCATATCCGATAAGGTAATCAGAATCTCCGCAGGTTTCGCAATAGGTCTGTTCATAGCTCAATACTTCATCAGATACAAACAGACCTCCCATGTGTGATTCGTATATATACATTATTCCCATCCCTCATTAAATCCTAACTCATATGATTTAACAATCAATCTTAATTTATTTTTAGCTTTACTCTTAGAATTTGCACTTGTTATTTCAACTTCTTCCGCATTGTTTAAGTATGGCATTGGATAATCAAAGTAAGAAATTGAGTAATAATTTTTAGATTTTTCTATTATCAAGAATTCTTTATTTTTTACTTTCATTTTATAAATAATTTTCATTAATCCATTCCCACAGTCTTTCTAAGTGTTGAATACAAGCCAGACAGTACATGAATTGTCGTTGTCAAATCATTTATCCTGATACAATCCTGCTGATGTTGGTCTTGAAGTTCACAAATCAATGCCTCAATATCAATTTCTTCCTTCTCACATAAACAATCGAACTGTTCACATGGAACTTCTCCGCATTTCGCTCTCAATCGTTCAATTTCTGCTTTCAACTCACGAATTTCATCCTTTGTATCGTTGTATAATTTCATGTGGTTGCTCTGAATATCTGCATTTTCTTTTTCCAGTCTTGCGTTTTCTTCCATTAATCTTACAAGTTCATATTCTAAATTTTTATGTTCTGTCATTTTTTATTCCCTCCCGAAATTATTTAAAATGTGCAGGTGTGGATTTGCACCACACATAGTTATACTCGTGAGAACGTTGTTTGCAAAAAGCCACCTCTGCGTGATAACCTTATCTCTCCTATAAGCGTTTACCTATTCCGCCACCGCACACCACGCATTGATTGCTGGCTCAATACGCAAAACCTAATTGCCATGGGCAGAATCGAACCACCGACATATCTTTTGTAGATTGCTCTCCCAACTGAGCTACATGGCAACCGGATATACTATGTCTTTTTGTTGATGCTTTGTCTGCGATATAAGTCCGGCGTCCCGCAAATCACAAGTTGCTTATCCATGTGATCGTTGCCATATAATTGACATGACTTATGCATCGGCTTACGACATTCCCTTATAAAACCACTTGTTCAGCTTGATTAACCTTAAAAAGGTGTGAACTAATCATGCACTTCTGGGAACGTTCCAGAATTACCGACTACTGCTACTCACGATCTGTGGTTTTATCTCTCTGGAAAAGTTTTTTGCAAGGTTCTTCAGCAGATATAAGTTGCCTTGCTATATGGAAAAATAGAAACTCTGGGACTCGAACCCAGCACAGACACGGCTTATAAGGCCGCCGCTCTCACCTACTGAGCTAAGTTTCCGAAACGGCATTTCTGCCGTTAGCAACATATTTTTCATGTTATGCCATACATTATTTCGTATTACGGTACGAAAATCCGGCCAGTCCTTTTAACGTTGCATACCGACGAATCAGACAACGATTACACAAGTCTGCGCAAACTCATGTACCAGTCTTTCCCGGTGTCAATCACTCAATGATGTGAGGATAGTTCTTTATACGGTGGTTCACTATCGTACAACACCGGTTGTTTTTATAGTGGTCGCTCCACTAAATCCTCCCCGGCACTTGTGACGCGCCTTTAATCAGCATTCCACTAGGAGGAAGTTATTGGAAGTTATCTAAAAAAAGATAACTGACTGGGCTAGTTGGATTCGAACCAACAAATACATGAGTCAAAGTCATGTGCCTTACCGTTTGGCGATAGCCCAATACTGCAGATATTCCCAGTTATATTCTCCGCATACCCCATTGTGCTTTTTCTTTGCAGCCATTCTCTTCTGAACTCATAGCCTGACAGGGCAAAATTTTTATACCTCTACATAACGAATTGATTTTACAAACTCTCTCGGAAAATGAATATCTCCTTCAATTCCACGAACAAGATATGATTCTTCTATATCCAAATAATTAAACGGTTGATGGAATTCACTTTTCGTTTCAATCATTTCTTCTGTTCCATCTACAAACTCAATTTTTACCATATTATCTCCAAATACAAAATAAATTCATCAAATAAACAATTTGCATTGCTGAAAATCCAATCACCGACTCTTTTTCTTTTTTCCAACTAAGTCCACGCATGAAGAAAAACATAATTCCCATCATAAGAAGATTTAGCGTTGTTGTTACCACTTGAAATGCATACATTATTTTCAAATCCTTTCATTTTAAAATTCAATCACAACTATCCATTCTATCCCAGCATATAAAATACTTGTTTCCGACCTGTTCTAGCCATGGACTATGTAAACCATACCCTTCCGGTGCATATCCAGATTTGAATTTTGCCGCCCAGTATGCATATTCTTTTAATGTCCAACGACTATTTTCACCCATTAACTCATTATAATCCGCTTGTGAAATTAATACTTTTTGCGTCACATATGCCACTTTATTTTTCTCCAATCATATAATCTAAGATTTTCTTTGCCACATCTTCCTCTGGTTCAAATGGCAACCCAAAATATCCATGAACTTTTAATGCGCTGGATATACTCGCAACGAATCCGTCATACAAATCTTCATGCTTTAGAAGTTCGTTCCGAATAATGTTTACAGCTTTTGTTACTTCTTCTGAATTTTTCATTTGCAATTCATTCTCCATTCTTGAATCTCTCCATTTCATTCACACTCATTCCAACAATTCCGGCACTCTCTGAACTATCGGTTGCACGAAAATGTGCTTTCGGATGCTGAGGGTACATAAATTCAAACATGGCATAATTTGCAATATCACAAAGATAGTCTCCGTTCCCAGTTTCTTTATATTTCTGCAAGCATTTTTCCAATGTTGGAATGGCCTGTACATTCCCTCTGCCAAAATTCTGTGATGCCGGACCGTATTTATAATAACTTACTTCAACACGATTTCTGCGAAGCTCGTCGAACCTGGTACTGTATTCTTTTGACATATCCAACTTACTCATTTTCTTTCACCTCAAACAATCTGCACTCCCGGCAGTAATCATCATCTACTACATCAGCGCACATTTCAGAATCGCCATTAAAGCAAATCCATGTGAAATCATCGCGCCATTTGCAGGTGCCCTGGTTAAATTCTTTTAATCTCTGATCCATTGCCAGTTCCCTTTTTTCGTTTTTATGAATGCGGTTTTCTTGGCACCAACTACAGCTTCCGTGATTCCGGCAAGTAGCGTCAATGGATTTTGCACCACGGTACGGCTTTCGGTGTTGTTTTCTGAATTGGATGGACTTATCTAAACTCATGGTTGAGTCCCAATCTCAAACATCCTATCAAGCCATTTTGACGCTATTTCATTTGCTTTATCTGATGTCATTTTGGGTACAGAGTCATAAATCATCATCGCAAGATTAGATTCCCAAACGTCATATATTTCACCCTTAACATATCTTGTTTTCTGCATTTCTTTTTGAATGATTTTAAAAGCAAATGCAAACGGATTTTTCAAATCTTCTGTTTTTAAAGTAATTCTTGTTTCTTTTGGTTCTGTTGGTTCGCAATCCTCACAATGTCTAATCAAAACGAAATGCTCTGGGGAATGACACTCGCACATAAACGGATACCTGAAATAAGTTCTCTCAAGTGGTACATTATCTTTCCCGCAACATTCACATTTCCCAATTTCCATTTCTCCACTCATTATGTTCCCTCCGTTTCCCAAAACGCATATTTACCAACTTCATTATCAACAAACCTAATATTCCACGGTTCAACCTCATGCACTGTACCATCTTCAAATTCCACAATCGCAAAAGTGGAAGAAACCTGTCCTGCCGGATGCCCGCCACGCAAATAAGACTCTCCAACAACCTCTGAACGACGTGACCAACAATGGAATAATGCCCTAACATATTTTTCTGGCTCAACTACTTCACGATACACATTGATCTCCTGTCTCCTGTTTCTCGTAACTTCCGGAATATGTACAATACACGGTCTATAATCAATGCTGATTGTAATTTTTCCGTCTAATCCTGCCATTAAATCTCCTTTTTTGTTTTTTGAAAAATTTTTGAATTGGAATTTATGAGCGAATTGCTCTCTTTTGTGAATTGTGGGGTTCATCACTCTTTTGTATAATTGACCTCATGTAAGGTTTTATCTTGAAATGTATTTTAATGCTCTATAGAAAGCAAAAGTCTAAATGTTTCTTTCCCTTTCACAGTAACATATGTCTGTACGTTTGAAAATCCTGCTGGTGTAAGAAAGTCTTTCATTTTGAACAATCCATTCTTTCTGTACTGTTCATATGGTTTTATCATATTATGCCTGTCTCTATAAACGTAACCTTTATCTACAAGCCATTGTGTAAACTGTCTCGGCGGAATATGTAATTCTTTTGCTGTATCACGAAATGTAGTAAGCAGCTTGCTGTCCACGAGAGAATCGAAATATTCAGCTTTTGGAGATAACTCAGCAATTTTCTTATCCTTGTCCTTGATAATGTTCTGCGCTACTATTAAAGCATTCGCCACTATCTGCTCTGGGGTAAGTTCTTCTTGGTTTTGTATATACCCGCCATTTTTTCGGATTGATGGCAAAATTTCTGACGTTACCCAGTGCCTAAATCTCTTTGCAGACGATAATCTACTCTCAAAAACCAAATCGTAAAGTCCAGACTCATTAATAACTTTCATTTTTTGTGTGTGATTATTAGAATCCGAGACCCCCATTAAAGTGGAGTCCTCATCACTTACATTTGTCCTTACCGCTTGATCTGGTTTTTGATATCCTAACGCCCTTGCAACATCATTTCCTACGAACCATATCTCGTCATCAACAACAATAGTTCTCACTGCTCCAAATTCTGGATTTTAGAAAATCTTAAGTTCATTCATGTGTTTTACCTGCCTTTCTGGTATTTGCCTTATATTTACGGCATAGAAACGGTTAAGGCTTACCGCTTGTCGTGTTGCAATCACTATCTATGCCATGTAAATGCTCTTTTTTATTTTTCGAGAAAAATTTGATTCACTAGTTTTACTTAACCTCTGTCATATCATCAATCATCTTAACTGTATTCCTCATAGCCTTGTCCAGAATCTCCGGTGTAATCTCTAGTCCTCTGATTTCTCCGCTTCTGGTCTTGCCGGCACATACACAGTCCACAATCATTTCAATCACATCCAACAGGTTTACATCTTCCGGACATCTGGAAAGCAGGTGATGCCGTTCGGTATTGACATGATGCTGATACCATTTCCCAGAAACAAAATCAGTGCCCTCATTTATAGCTGAAACAAAGTCCTTATAGAACTGTTTATCCGCAGATTTTTTTGTGCGATCGTGCATATAAGCAGCGTCTTCCAACATGTCTGAAAGTTTCAGCATTACACTTGCTACATCATCTCGATGGCTATTGTTCGCTTTTTGAAATTGTTCAAATGTAACTCCTTTGGGAGCTGTTCTGGTGTCTCCATTTGGGTTTTTATGTATTACTACTTTCATGATTGTTTCCTCCTTATAAAGAAAAGTCCTTTTTGTATTTTCGGGAATTTAAGGGGGTTACCCCGGCTACCCATGCCCTTATATAAGACCCCTACCCTATGCCTATTATATTTTCTGACTATTAATCAAATATTTTATCTATTTAATAAACGTCTGTTTGTCGTATAGATTACACCATTTTTGCTATATATATTGCATAGATTTCTTTATTTTTTTATGCATATTGATAAAATCAAATATATTTTATCATTTGTCCGTGCATAAAAGACAAAATCTCTATATCTCCGGTCTTTCTGGCTCTTTTGCACCGATATATCCAGCGTGTCTGGCTGCGATTTCTTCCCGGCTCTGCTGCGGGATGCCTTGCGGTTGTGCCATCTGAACCGGTGCGGCCTCTGCCATTCCGTAAGCTGCCTTAGCGACAAATATTTTGTTGGCATCCGTTCCCCTGCTATTTTGCAAATTATTGACCAAAAAACTTTTGCAAGTATCAAACCATTTTTTAGCCGTGTTACCATGTGCAGTGGTTGTCCTATACTCCCCATTCATCCAATCGGTGAATGTTGTTCTATTAATTCCTACTAAAAAGCTAAAACACTCCAATGTTGGTAATACGCCGTATTTACTGCACAATCTTTTATATATATTAAATATACCATTCAGTAACTCTATATCATCATTACTAGGTTTTTCTATATTTTCAGCTATATATAAAATCATATCAACAAAGCTATTTGTAATAATACTTCTGTTCTCATCTGTCACTTTATCAATTTCTAATTCTGTTTTTATATACTCATCTGCATAGTAATAAATATCATGTAAGTAAACATCAATTCCATTTACATTCACTGCATTATCTTTCATTCTTTCACCACACTTTAAAACATTAATATATTACATTGCTACATTTTCACAATCATCTGATCTGGTGCAATTCTGGCAGCACATCCAGCACTCACATAAATCCCCGATGCAATCCGATCCAACCGCTTCACACTCTCCGGAATCGTCTAAATAATCACATTCGAATTTATATTTTCTTTCCTCCATTGCTCGCACCTCCTAAAAACAAAAAACGACCCTGTTGCAAAAAAGTTTAGAATCTTTTTGCACAAAGTCGTTATTACTCAAAATACACTTAAAATTAATTTTTATCTGACACTATTTACTTGTGTCTAAAACGATAACACTTTTATCTTATTTTGTCAACAATCTTTTTATACAAGATATTCCCTTATTAATAAATTTAGTATATATAATTATATAATACGCGCGCGGTATATATTATTTATATTAACTCGTTGTGCTAGATAAAATAAATATAAAGAAACTTCAACAAAATGTGCTATCCTATTTGTAGGGAATACAACGAAAGGAGGCATCATTATGTTGAAGTTCCAAGATAATAATACCACTGTTATTGCAACTTTTGAAGACTTTATTTTAACTACTTACGTTATTATTGACGAATTGTATCATCAGTTTGCACCTCCAGAAGTTACCAGCCGACGGCATATCCTAGATGCAAAATTGTCTGACTCAGAAATCATTACTATCAGTCTCTGTGGAGAATTGGCAGGTGTTGATTCTGAGAATGCCTGGTTTTCTTTTGTGAAACGAAACTACAGGCATCTTTTTCCACAGCTTTGCAGCAGAAGCCGTTTTAACAGAACAAGACGCGCTCTGATGCAGACAACAGAATTGTTACGACAAAAAATGATTTCCGTATTCCCAATTCCAGTCAGTTCTTATTACATCATCGATAGCTTTCCTCTTGCAGTCTGTAAATTTGGGCGTGCACGATATTGTAAAGCATTTCGTGGTCATGGTGCTGATTATGGAAAATGTCCTTCCAAAAAAGAAACTTATTACGGATATAAAGTACATGCTTTAATCACATTGGAAGGATACATTGCATCATTTGAGATCACACCGGCATCTACAGATGATCGCGAAGGATTACGTGATCTGACAGCTCATTGGTCTAATGTTACAATCTTAGCGGATAAAGGCTACGTTGGAAAAAACATGGGACAGGAAATGCAGGAAAAGAATATCTGTCTTTTTGCTCTGAAACGTTCCAACAGTAAGGAAAACTGGCCAAAATCCGTACGTCAGTTAATATTCAAACTGAGAAGACGGGTAGAAACCGTATTCTCTCAATTGAGTGGTCAGTTAAATGCAGAAAGAGTGTTAGCCAAAAGCTTTCAGGGGTTATGTACCCGTTTGGTTAATAAAGTACTGGCATACAATCTCTGCATTGCATTGAACAGTATTTTCGGTGAAACCTGTGAAATTGGAAAAATCAAGAAATTGATATTTTAAAAATTTTATTCTTTCAATAACTACAGGGATTCTTTGCGGTTTCACAGGTTTTCACATAATTTATTTGAAGTAGCACAATAGGTTATATTAATTAACTCTGGGCTTAGAATCTAAAGAAGTAATATATTATATAATAAGTGTCAATAGTAAAAATAAATAATTATAGGGCTAAAATCTAGCATTTTTACACAATAAAAGCAGACCTTCCGGTGTTTCGGTTAGTCTGCTTATTTGCATATTATGTATAATTATTCATTTTTCAAAGTTCGGTTTATTTACTCCTTTGAGTTCCTCGCCCGTCGTTGTCTGCATCATATCACCAGATCATAAAATAGTCAATCCCTGTTTTTCAAAATTTCCGCTTGACTTTTTGTTTTATTTGTGATAGTTTTCATATAACAGATGCGCGGCGGTCTGTATAAGCCTTTGAGCTCCCCTCGTTACGCCGCAAAAAAAGAAGTTTAAAGCCGTCAAAGATTTTGCGATCTCTGTCGGCTTTTCTGTGTTTGGTTACTGATCACTGTTTTTTTGTGGTTCGTCCATGCTTTTATTTTTCTCAATCCTTTATCCACATTATAATTTTTTATCTAAAATCAATCCGAATAGATTTGGTGTAAATTATTAGTCTATTAGATCAAAAAGCAGTTTCCGTGTTTTAATTATTTATCCAGTTTTTTCTCTCTTCTATCCATTTTTCAAAATCTCCGTTTTTTAATGCTTTTTCTGCTTCTTTTCTGACTTTTATGGCCAGTTCTATTTTTTTTGTGCGCATAATGGTATATTGTTTACCTGCATAACCTATTTTTGCAATCCATACTCTTTTCCCTTTGTCCCAATTAACGCCAACGCATCCGGATCTTTTTCCTTCTTCCCGATGTCTGTTTTTTGATAAGACCCGTTTTGACTCCTTTATTTTTTCTGGGTTATAACGTTTCCATTCCAGCGATTGAGCATTATCAACCTCTTTGAGATGGACTTTTGCGCACTCCTCGCAAAACCGTTGCAGCCCGCTATTTTTTATTATATCCTTGCCGCAGATTTCGCATTTTATAACGCTCCCGATTGGCACAACCTCGCCCGCCTTTTTGCGCCGTTTAAAATCCAGCATCTGTGTGCGTTTGCGCTCATCCCGACAAGCCGGACAATACCATGCCCGCGGGCCTCCCATAAATTCATTTCCGCACTCTTTGCAGATACGTGGCAATATATTTTTACTCATGCTTTTTCTCCAATCACAAAAAGGGCAGAAAAATCCGCCCTAATCTAATTCAATCGAAAACTCGCTTTTGAGTAAATCTTCAAAAGTTTCATCAAGTTTGCAATAACGTTTCAAAAATTCTTCTGGGCTACACGGTGCAAGCTCGCCATGAACCTGTTCCCGTTTCTCGTCGTCCATGTATGTTGCGATTGTGTCCATCAGTTCCTGGCTCATCTCAATTTCTTCTCCATATCTTGTCATTTTATTTTCTCCTTTCCGTTAAAGCTTGCCTTCTTTAACTGTCTTTATCATATCATATTAGTGCCTAATTGTCAATATTGTATTTTCTAATTAGTGTTTATTTTTTCATGCTTTCCAGTTTGTCAAGTTCTGCCAAAATTAGCGTTTTGGCAAAATCAGAACGCTTAAATCCTAAATCGTCTATTCTATCATTTGTCCCTTTTGGTAAAATGATATTTATTCTGTCACGCTCTGCCATTGTTGCCTTAACTCTAGCTCGGTTCGTTTCTGGGTCGATCTTCTTTCTTTCTGCCATTATACAACCTCTTTCCCGTATTCATAAATTGCATCACTTGGAATGTCTATAAAATCATTCCAGAAAACGCAAGTACGACTTTCGTCAAGCTGCACTTGTTCAAAAAGTCCATTTATTGTCTGCAAATCTTTGTATTGTTCTATGCTGTCTATATCTTTTTTCACATCGTACAAGCATCTTTTTCCGTCATCAAAAATAACATGTAAAATATAGTTTTTTTGTGGTTTTATACTTTTTATTCTTGGTATCATCTCAACACCTCCCAACAGAAAAAGTCGCTTATAACGGCGGCAATTTCTTCAAGTTTTGGCTTTCCCACATTTAAAGCAATTCTTTCTGATTATTTGCAAGCCATTCTTTCACAAGTTCTTGCGCTTTTCTTGGCAAGTCGCCCTCTGTCATTTCAAGGCTTCGCAAGTCAAAAATTCCGACATATTCGCCATATAAAGCGTGAATGTGGCTTGGTTCGTGTTCTTTTGGCTTAAAGAACATTTTTATTATGATTCCGTAAAATCTACTTATCTCCGGCATCTTGTTTCCTCCTTTGTTTTATACTTACATTATATATTATTAGTGTTTAATTGTCAATAGTTAGCATTTAATAAAACCTCACAAATAGCAGCATTTTATTAGTGTTTAATTTGTGTATTATTCCATATTGTATTAGTGTCTAATTTATGTTACCATATAGTTACAACAAAGGAAAACAAAAAAGCCGGAACCGCCAAGCCTGGAAGCAAACGGAACCGGCGCCAATCAAAAAGAAAGGTAAGGGAATTATAACATACATTCCCGAAAAGGTCAAAAAACTATGTATAACTATTTAGAGGCTATGAAAGAAGATGTTTTGGAGTATATCAACAATGAAATCAATTTATCTGATTATGAGGATCTGGATGAACTGGAGCAATTTTTAAATGATGAGTTATGGACCGTTGACAGTGTAACCGGCAACGCCTCCGGAAGCTATACCTTTAACCGCTGTCAGGCTCAAGAGTATGTATGCGACAACATAGACGAATTGAAAGAAGCTCTTGACGATTTCGGAACCGATGCGGAAACAATTACAGATAAATTTTTGTCTGAGGATTGGGAATATTTTGATGTAACTATCCGCTGTTATCTTCTTGGGGCTGCAATCTCTGAATCATTGGAAGAAATAGAAGAAGATTTTGAAAAAGCGCATGAATAGGGGGGTATAACATGGATATTATCATTTTAATTTCTCTGTTCGCTGGGGGATATATGACAAGAATTGTCAGCGAGATTATTAATAAATAAATCAGATTTGCCGGGGCAATGTCTCCGGCTGTATTTTATCAAAAAGCAGGAGGAAAAAAGAACATGAAAAAATACGACTTTGAGAGCATGGGCGGCATTTGGAAAGATACCGCCCAAAAAATCACGAAAAATGGCGTTTTTGTCGCTCATGACGGAAGCTGGGACCTTTGGGAGTATGCCGGGACGGTTTACGCTATCCCAGTAGCCGGGACGGGCTGCGCTGCTTCTGTTTGGTGCGCTGTTTCTAATCTGCGTCGGCATTTGTGCCGGCTGCGGAAAATATGTAAATATTCGGCGCTTATTCCAGCTTATTGGGAAAATGTAAACGCCGATTTTTTAAAAAATAATAATTTATTTTAAGCTGGGGCTTTGTCCCGGCTTTTTGTAGTTGTCCATTTTTTATAGGCTCACGACCTGCAAGCGGTTTTATTTTGATGCAAAAAAATAATAGCCGAGTGGCTGCTTTGCCAAATCTTCCCGGCTTTGTTTTGGTATTGATTTTTTTAAAAAATGATGGTATTGTTATTGTATATAAAATTATTTTTGATTTTAAGGCGTTTTGCTAATTTATGGTACAAATTAGGGTTATTCCGTTTTGATTAAAATTTGACCCGTTTTTTTATTTACTGCACTTATGTTTGCGCAAAATCAAACATAAACCTAATATGCGATAGTATTTATTTTGTTATACTCGTTGTAGAACATTGGTTTTTTCAATAAATTACAATCGCTTATATGTAATTTATCATCAAAAAAAGAGGAAAAATTTTTCAGAAGAAATCTCCAAAAATTTCATAATTGCTTCTAAAAATTCTGCACATAAAAATCGTCAGCGTTAAATTCCAAACCGGCAATTTTAACTAAAAATCATTTTTTCTTATCTTTATTCTTTTCCATCAACTCTTCTAACTTCTTTCTGGTGTCCTCCTGTCGTTCCTCCTGTTGCTTTCTCAATCTCTTTTTTCTATGATATCTTTCAGTTGATGTTCCCATAACGATTATCCCTCCGTATGCAAAATGATATTTCCTGTTTTCTGTGTTTCTTTTACATCAATCACACGCTGATTACTGCTGCCTTTCCACTTCAGTTTTGTATCTTTGAGTTTCTCTATGTACGAACCATCTACCAACACATCAATAAAATCCATTATTGGTAAATCTTTTATGTCTTCATATAAATATCCTGTATAGAGCCAGATAGTTTTGTTTGGATAACAGTCTTTTATTATTTTGCAGAGAGTGGTAACGTCTGTCTGGTTCCCTTTAAATAACGGATCTCCACCAGAAAAAGTAATTCCCTCGATATAATCTTTCTCAAGCTGGTCTTCTATTTCTTCCCAAGCATTTCTATCAAACGGTATACCATCGTTTGGATTCCAAGTAACTGGATTTTGACATCCAGAACAATGATGACTACATCCTGCCACCCACAGAACCACACGTAGTCCATTACCATTCAACATATCGTCATGTGTGATATTATGATAATTCATTTCTTCTCCCTTCCATTTTTTCGTTGATCTTCTGGTTTCTGGTCTTATAATTTAATATTTCCACCGGACTATTCAATTCATCCGGTATATGCCCTACAATTATTATCTTTAACGGTTCCAGCCTATCATACATCTCATAAAATCCCTCGCAAAATTCCAAACGCGCTGCTTTTGATCTTACCCTTCCATTCGTACAGCAAGCCAATACGCTATGCTTTGGCAATCCGGAAAATCCCCAGTCCCAATTATCTTTATCCAGAATACTCACTGACGGTATTACTTTTATTCCCTGTACAGTCATATACCATGCGAGTGCATGATTCCGATACTTGTTCCAAAGATTCATTGCAAATGGCATACCGGTTCTTCCGGTAGATATAGAAAAATCCGGAGCAATCACCGAATGAAAGCACCTTAAATGTTCTATGTATTTATCTGGATTATTCCATAGTCTGGTAAACACATTATCATTCACATAGAAATTCACATTCAGTTGTTTGTGATTCCTTATCCTACGGTTAAAAGATTCGCCAAAATCAACCGAATCATCCCCATGCGATACATTTATAGGGTAAAGCTCTGGAACGCCGTATTTGTCCAAATTTGCGCCTTGTATAAGGTGTTCTCTCATAACGTCTTCTGCTGTATGGAATCCTTCGTACATTCTTCCACCGCCTTTCACTTACTTATTATATAACACATAGAATAAAAAAGCAAAAAAATAACCGCCATCGGCGATTCCAATTACAACTCTATATTTTTTATATCATACATACAAGATACTCCTTTCTCTTGTATTTAGAACAAATGTTTTGATTACTATATTGATTACTTTTTGTTTTACCATAAAATCAAAAAAGCCTGAAAGCCTTGATTTTAAAGGATTTTTCGGACTTCTTTTTAAGCAGGTAAGGGGAATCGAACCCCCGTAAAAATCCTTATCTTAACCATAAAATAAGATTTTTTTAATTTGATTTTTGATTACTTTTGATTACTTAGTAATCAAATCACCTTATATTAAATTCTGGTATAGAACTTAATATCTTTTCTTTTGTTTCCATGGATCTTCTATTTCGATGATAATAATTTTCTGTACACAAAATATCTGTATGCCCCATTTGTCCTATAATCAATTTGTTATCAATATGATTATCCAGCAGTATACTTCCATATGTTTTCCTTACTTTGTGAGGAGATTTGGGAGGTATTTCTAAGCGTTTGCATATTCTTTTTATTCTGTGCCTAAAGCAATTTGTTGTCATTCTGTCTCCATTGGAATTTACAAATACAAACTGACTTTTAGGATCAATTTTTCTTATTTCCGTTATCAGCCATTTATATCCTGATGGTATTACCACATCACGAACACCAGCTTCTGTTTTTGGAAAATCCTTTACTCCATAAACATACTTTCCATTTCTTCTAAATTTAGTTTCTGTTCTATGGATGCTTAAGTAGTTATCGAACACATCTTCTTTCTTTAACGATGCAAGTTCTCCTACGCGTATACCTGTAGCAAACATAAGCAATATTCCCAAGTTCTGTCTGTCCTGATGATTGACAAGATATGGAATAATAAGATCCGTCTCTTCTTCTGAAAATACTTCCTCATAGTCTTCCTTAACCACTTTGTAGAAATCAGACTCCGATGTATCTAATTCCTGAAACATCTCCTCCACATTCCAATTTATTAATTTTCTCTTTTTTGCTCTCTTTAAAAAACCCCTTGTAATTGTTTTTAAATTAGAAAAAGATTTTGAAGTAAGATTGTATAGAGGTATCTGTTCCTCAAGAAATTCGCTGACTTCTTCTTCTCTTATATCTTTTATGTGTTTTTTTCCAAATTCACTATAATGTCTTTTAAATATATTTGTATTTCTTAAATGCGTGGATTCTGCAATTTTTTTTAAATTGACTTTTCTATTGTTCCACTCTTCGAATACCTCTTGTATTGTTGGGTTTTCTAATTGTTCTTGCCAATAAAATATAACTTCATCTTCTACTGCCTTTTTAGTTGTCTTTTTTATCATCCTTCTTCCCTTTTCTTCATCAGGAAGATATGTGCGCCAATAACCATCCTTTCCCTGACTGATTGCCCATTTGTGCTTTGATAATAATTCTTCTCTTTTGCTCATCTCATATTTGTCTTGTATGTATGATAAATCTATCATGCCACTTTCTACGGCAAATTTCAATACATCATCCATATTTTTTTAAGGAGCCGGGATATCCCTTCGCTGGCCAGCGGCTCCGACTCCTTTCTAAATATCTAATGATTCGCTAAAAAGTTTTGAAAAAAAATTCTTTCCAATCTTCTTTTTCTTCATTTTCCTTAAGTTCATTAATTTCTTCCTCTGTTGCGTCTTTGATATCAACAATTTCTATCATTCTCTTTCTCCTTTAATACACCCATAATCGTCATCTGTTCTGGATTATCATTTTTATAAAAATATTTACAAGCCATTCTTTTCCCATCCCAACGGAAATTTTTCCTTTTAGGATAAAGGATGCATTGACTTGATCTTCCAGAAATAAAATTTTCACATTCTTCACAATTATTATCTGGTTCACATCCGCCAGAAAGTCTATACATTTCAGACTGCTTTATCATTGTACTCACCAAACCCAAATTCTTTATTAATATCTATGGAATCAAATTCTAGTTCAATTCCCATTTCTTTATGCAACTGCTCATAGGCTTTTTCAATGCCTAAACGTTCAACATAAGCTTTTGCGGAATTTATATTACTCAAAAATTTTTGATTCGCCTTAGTGTATCCCCATGTCATTTTTATTGCGTATAAAGATATTAGAATATTCCCAACAGCTATATAATCCTCTGCTTTCCATAATTTTTCCTGAGATTCTTTCATAAAAGCGTCAAACATTTCTTTTTCTCTTGCAGATACCCACATTTTAACCATTTCCACTTTGGTTCCGGACGCTTTTGCAATTTGCTCAACAGTATAATTATTAATGTTCAATGGTGCAGGAACATTTCTTTTTAAATTTTCTTTTTTGTTACGTCTTATCTCCGCTCTTCCCATTATGCATTTGCTCCCATCCTAAATTCTTCCATTAACTGATTCGCAATTAAATCACGTACCGATTCTTCCGGGAACGGGACCTGAAGAACACGTTCCTTGATTCTGTTTGTAATTCGGTCATCATATTGCAAATCATCTAACTTCATGTTACTTGTAAAAATTGTGATTTTTTTATCCACATACCGATTATTGATGATATTGTAAAATTTTTCTTCTTTCCAATCCTTAAAAGCTTCCGCTCCAAAATCATCAATAATCAAAACTTCCGCAGCGGAAAGATCATGAATCAATTTACTTTCAGTGATATTTCCATTTTTCCATGTTTTTGCTATTTCATCTAAAATTTGAATGGATGTGGAAAATTTTACTTGCGTATCATATTTTTCGATCAGTTCATTTGCTATGCTAACGACCAATCTGGTTTTCCCAGATCCTTTCGTACCGGAATAGAAATAAAGTCCTATACCACGTTCCTTCATAGATTCAATATTTTTTAACCAGTACCGAACTGCCTTCGCAATTTCAACTACCATTTCACGATTTTCATTTGACTGATATACATTTTTTTTGAAATTATCTAATCGAACATCTTTAAATGATTCTGGTATATCAGCAAATCGAAGTCTGCTATTATGTATCATTCTTTTTCGGATTCCACAATCACACTCAATCGCTGTTCCGTTGCCACCATCCTCAACAATGACCCAACCCGTATTATGACATTTTGGACAAATTTCATCAGAAGAGCGGTTCATCTGATTCTGTTGTTTCTTTTCTTGATTCGTCAAAGAGCCTATCATTATATTTTTTAGTTGTTCTTGTATATTTTCCATTATCGTTTTCTACCTTTCTTGTAATTTTGTCCCATACAATTCCTTGGTATCCGCTTGATATACTTTCCTCAATGGTTCTTGCCACGGATTCATCCCCATATTTTTTTGATTTTTCATAAATGGTTTTTAATAAAATTCTCATTCCGCGTTCTTTATATGTAAACTTTCGTTCTCTCTTATACTCAATCCAATTCTCTATATAATCTAATAAATAATTAGATATATTAAAATCTTTTATTATTCTATTATATATATCTTTATAATTTTCTTTTTTATTAACAGAATTACAGATAACAGAATCAGTATCAGATACAGTATCAGAAACAGATGCTTGTATGGGGTATGTATGGGGCATACAAGGGGTATCATTTTTAACACAATCCATAATCAAAAAAACTTTATCTCTAAGATTTTTTGACTTTATGTATTTTGCTACATTTTCGACTCCAGATAATGTTTTTTCTGATTTACTCCAGTTGTACTTGTACCAGTTAAGTAATAAAATTTCTTTTGTTTTTTCATCATATTGTATGACTTTATGAAAATTTTGAAATCTGTCTAAAAGACGTATAATTGTATCTTTGCTGTATCCAGTATGCCTTACCATTTGTGAATAACTATATTCATAACAGCCACATATATTTGTTTGCGGGTTTGTCATAAGGTACAAATAAAAATACTTATCTTCTGGCGTGAAATCATCTTCAATTTTGTTATCTGTCCAAAATGATAATTGTATATTTCTATAAATCGCCATCTTTCCCCTCCAAATACTTCAGACAATCATTCCAACCTTGTTCATATTCTGTATATTCCCAAGGCATTCCAGGAGAAAAAGGAAACTTTGTTGGTTCTTTACATTCCGGCAGTTCCCGTATCGGGCACCAATCTGGTTTGTTCTGCGGATAGCTCACATCAATTTCCTTGAATTCATCATGATTGTATGAATTGTTTTTTAATGCGCAGTAAGCCTCGATTCCCTCATGTACCTCTACACAGAATCTGCAATCCAAACACGTTTCCGGTACATCCACTAAAATAAATCCTTTCGTCATAGTCAATCCTCCATTTCAGACAATTTAAAACAATCACTAACCAAAGTCCCATCAAAAACATCAGATACTATTTCTCTTATTTCTGAGCAAATCCCATCCATCCACATTTGCATATCGAAACTCTTTTCTTTGCAGATGGAACCAGAATCTGTCTTGATATGAGTTTTCTGGTATATGCTACCGTCAGACAACTCTATTGTTTCCACGCATATATGTCCAGTCGATTCTATTGTATATTTCATCGGGTTTGATTCTCCTTTCCTTTATATGGTTCCGGTAACGGTTGCCATGCTACTATATAGTCATGATAACTCAGAAAATAGCCTTCGTTTGCATCATAAAGAGACACCACTCTATCTGTATAATCTTCAGTCGATAATTCTTGATCTGTCTGCACCAGATAATATCCCGATGTCTTTGGGAAATGTTCGCTTACCGGAGTCCATTTGTTAATATCTCTGCGAAGAATTTTTTCGATTTTATCTGCAAATTCCGCTGTTGTACATATTGGAGTACCACTTAAAGCATCCATCACCATTTGTATTTCTTCATCAGACAAATCTGCTGCGTCTTTCATCTTGTTCATTGCTTTTTCATTTAATTCTGCATTATCAAAAACATTTCCGATTATCTTATAATCATAACCATAAATTGTTTTTTTACCACTCAATCCCAGAGGGAATTGCGCTCCAAATTTAGGCTTAATTGGCTCTACTCCAAAATCAGAAAAATCTTTTCTCCATATCACTATATACAAATCAAAACCTTCTATTCGTTTTGAGCTTGTAACAATATCATTCTCCCAAATCCTCCGACCATTCTTATCTTTCAATCCGGTGTACTGGCAGAGTGTATCTGGAACAACTTCTACAATGTCAAAATCTTCAATTACTCCATTCCGTTCATCAAATATATAACCGATATATTTTTGATTTTCATTTCTTTCATTTGTAATAAGATTCCCTTCCACCCATTCACTGTTATCTTTTCTCTTTGCTCTAAAAAGAATTTCTCTATTCATCTTCATGCTCCTCCGTTTTCCTATCTTCCCACATCTGCCTGAATCGTTCCGCAGCAGCTTCTTTCTGTTCTTCTGACAATTTCCGTGGCGGACTGCATTTAATCCAGTTTACTGGAACATGGAAGAGTGCCGAACCATCTTATTCTCTGCAATCAGTTTCACTTCCTCCGGATGCGATTCCGAGTATCTCAATAACTTACTTTTCCATGCTGTCCCACTCGGCGTAGTAACTTCTGCATAGTCGCTATTTTTAATCCAACAAATATCATGTTCATTCATAAATTATTCTCCCCTTCTATTTTTAAAGCCACTGCTACATCTTCGATAAATTCATCTGGAATATAAATTCCTGCCTGCATACAGATTGTATACTGCACCTTTGCAATACTCTCAATACTGGAACCCTGTTTTTCCATCGTCTTTGTCAGTGTTTTCAACAGATTAGCCACACCACCATGAGAAAGAGGGCGCTTCCCATTCTCTAAAATTTGCTTCTTACTGTCCGCAATATCAAAAGCCATTATAAAATCTCTCCTTTTACTATCAAACCATATTTGAAATTCATCCCATAGTTGATTAAAATTTCCAGTTAATTTCATGGCATTTTCAATATTTCCTCCATATAGATTTGAAAAAAATATATAACCAATGTATCGGAATTTTTATCAAACCATCTTCGTGCCATGTCATGTCGTTTGCACCTGTTTCCACTGCCCCAGTCATAGACTGTACGCATCCACATAAAACGATATTCTCCTAGAAAGTCTTTATATGGATTGTCTGGATATTCTGTTTTATCTGTTTTAAGCCGTAACACTGGTGGATTATAATTATCTATTGTTTCCACACACATATTGCGTAAAGACTCACAACAATATTGTTCTAACATCTTCGTTCTACCCCACAATCCCACAAAGTTATTTGAGATTTGAACTCCTGCAGTCTTTTATTTGCCAGTTCATAGTTGTGTTTATTTTTCTCAAATCCTATATAAGGAATTTTTGACTCTTCATAAGCAATCAGACTACTTGCAGAACCAACATGAGTATCAAGCACCTTCCAATCTGGTTGTATGTACTTTTTGATGATCCAGCGATAAAGATTTACTGGCTTCTGTGTTGGCATAATTCTTTTTTCGTTCAATTTCTTATTTCCCTGTTGAACTGTTCCTTCTTCTATGCTTTTACCTTGAAACATTCCTCGCCACATATATCGAAAAATATCAACCCGATTATTCATACTGCAGTAAGCAATTTCAGCGTCTGATTGATCGGAACCTTGATTACGTTTATCCCATACAATCCTTCCGCCGGGTAAGGGAAAACTGAAATAATTTACTCCAAATATGATCTGATTTTTTGATACTCTTATAAGTTCATGAAAATAATCTTCTTTTGGTGGGGAATTATCCCAATCCTGTTTTTCATATCCGCCATCTTTCACATAAATTTTAGAACCGTTCTTTTGCTTTACATATCCGCTTCGATTTTTTCCTCCATGTTCTTTAAGCCCATATGGAGGGTCGCAAACTGCCATGTCAAAATACTTATCTGGAAACTGTGGTAAGTAATCCATGCAATCTCCACATATAAAGCTATTTAATTCAATCATTCATACCCTCCATATCGAACAAGGACATCTGTTCTTCGCGTTCAAACGCAAGCATTTCTTCCTTTGCTCGTCTATAAAAGTTTCGGTCAATTTCAAATCCAAAAGCGCTTCTTCCAAGTTCTGCTGCCGCTCGCAAGGTACTTCCGCTTCCGGCACACGGGTCTATTACTACGTCTCCGGGGTCTGTAAAAATCTCAATAAGCTGCTTCAAAACTTTTACCGGTTTTTGCGCAGGATGGATCTTTGAAATTTCCTTGCCGTCTTTCTCCCATGCAAACCAGTTAAAAATCATATGACCGGTTCCCGGAATGTTCTTTCCGTTTTCATCTATCTGAACTCCATTTCTAAATTTCGGAAGTTTGTCCCGATAGAGAACAAGGGCGTATTCCGTAGCACCAACAATCCTCATATTAGCCTTTAACACCTGCGGACTATAGTTTTTGCAGAATACAAGCGGTATGTAACGAACAAACCCGTGCTTCTCCGCCGCCTTAATAAGCGTCTGTATCTGTTCAAAACTGCAAAAGACAATCATACATGGGGAATTGCTACTTCTACCACGCTGAATAGGCTTTGTATCTTCTTTTTTCAGCATTTTTGAACAGAAATGAAAGTATTCGTATAAATTAAAATTGAAGTCGGAATTGAAAGCTGCCTTTCCGGCAAGTTTACTTTCTCCATTTTTGTTATCCCCTCCAATATACCAAGAGGGATTTGAACCATAGAAATTCTTTCCGACATTATACGGAACATCTGCAATGATAAGCTGTGCTGGCGGTATGGCATATTTTTTATAATTCTGCATAGAATCTCTATATAACTCACATTTGATTTTCTTTTTTCTATTTTCAAAATTATTCATTTTCTTTTAGGAGAAACCGCAGTTTTATGTCCGGACAACTCGTCCTCCTAACTTTTATTATTTAATTTGGATTTATGCCGGGAACCCGGCTCTTTCGTAGATTGTGCCCGTAGGCTCTTTTGTGAAATGTGTATTACTTATTATTTTCTTCGTTATCTTCAATAGCCGTCATAATGCAAGCTGACAACAAACCAGAAAACAACTTTTCTCTCTCAAACAAATTCTCTCCGTCTTTGGTTCTCCAATCTCCAACAATATATAAAACAGAATTTGCTGATTCAATTTTAGTTTTGTGATTCCATGTCATAATATGAATCTCATATGCCACATTCGCACCGATAACATACCGATAAATTCCTTTCGTGACTTCTTTCCAATTTTATAATTTAATCATATTATTTCCCTCTCTTAATCTTCTTGATTTTCTTCTTGCTTCCGGTAAATTTGCCAGATTTAGTTACTGGCTTTCCGTAGATAAATGTGTTGAAATTACTTCTGCTCATTACTTTCCTCCATAAAATCAAATATTGTCATCTGCTGTTCTTCCCAGTAGAACCGTTTCTCCCAGTCATGAATACTGGTATTTGTAAGGATGTTCCATTTGTTTCCGATAAGATTTGGCTCGTTTTCCAATTCAAGCAGTTTGTCCCATAAATCTTTATGATTTGTTCTAAGATGTTTCAGCTCCGCATATCTTGCATTAGGACAGAACCAACAGCCCCCCCTAGACGCAAAATCATATATAAGAGATAATAAGTCATATTTCTTACATAGTTCAAATGCTATTTGTTTCGTATGTCCATATTTTTCAAGCAAAGATATGTTATTCGCAGTTTTTGCAATACGATCCATTCTTATAGGTTCATCAATAGCGATTCCGATATATTGAGTGAAATCATCGTTGATTTCTTTCCAGAACTTCCTGATTTGACGCATTTTACAGTCACGGTTAATCACACATTTCATCATCATAGGAAATCCACATCTCTTTTCAGAGTTTTTAAATTTTCCTCTTGATGGTTTTCTATAAAAACAATCCATATATGTCTTGTCGGAATGAAGAATCTTTACCTCATATCCCCATTTCTCAAACTTTGGAATCGCCTTGTTCTTGATAAAATCAATATGTTCCGGAAACTCTCCGCTGATGTTTTCATCAAACATAACTTCTGAAAAAATAATCAAATCCAAAGGCTCATTATGCTCGTGTGCCAGAATAATACTGGCTGTGCTATCTTTTCCACCTGACCATGATGCTATGTATTTCATGTATTAGTCCTCATTTCTTCAATCTTCTTTTCAATAGGATTTACAATCTGTTCCACAATATCGTTAGCATACTTCTCCTGCCAAAACCTTTCTTTTTTCCAGAATCCTTTCTTACGAACCTCATTGATAATATCAATGCAAGTCATAGCTTCCAACATTCCCCAGCATCCGTCACAAGCTCTTTTATTGCACCATGATACAAATTCTCTAAATGTCATTTCTTTCCTCCAATAATTCGATTTCCAGTTTAGACTCTTTCATCCGTTCTCGTATCTTGTCGGCAAGCTTGTTTTGTTCTCTCATTTTATTCAGAAGAAAATCTTTGCATTTATTCTTATCTGTTGAATAATAAGCCGTTCCATTACATAAGACAATTTGTTTGTCAAGTGCATGCCCAGAAGTACCACCAAAATAGTGAGAACTATCATATTCACAGTAGAAATATGGATATTCCAACTTAATCGTTCCGTCAGGTAATATTTTTTTGATTTCAACTTCTTTCAACTCAAATTTGAATGGCTCATTTATATTTGTCTTTGCGTAAGCCGAATAAAAATGTACATCACTCATTTCCCTTCCTCCAACAGCTCATTGAACTTCTCAAAAGCTCTCTGAGATACTTTGTTTTTTTGTTTCTCTGGTTTCAAAGATACGGTCAAGTGGGTATCAATGATGTGCGAAAGTTCTCTGGCCATATTCTTTCTGCCCTGCGACAAACCGTCCCTGTAACCTTTTGCCGGGCGAAATTCATTGATTTTCTCTTTTCCCTCACCCTGCCCTCCGGCGGTCTTATTGTACCGGCACTGATAGCCACGCTTTGTATATTCCAGAATCCAGTATTGCTCCCACTTGTCCAGCTCAGATACAGGATAATGCTTGAAATTCAATTTCCAACCATACGGATTCTCAGTGGAATAAAATCCTCTCTTTTTAACCGAAAGATCTATATGCTGGTAGCCAACTAAGTGACTACACATTCGCTGCATGATGTGTACCGCTTGTCCGATATAAAAATAATTGATCCCGTCCTCATCGGTTCTTGTAAGAAAATAGATGCCGCTTTTATCATCAAGTGCCGGATTTACTTTCAGCAGCCGTTCCCGGTTTTTTTTCTCTATGGCTTTTGCCTTCCTGAAGTTTCGGTAATTCAATCTTGCTCCTCCTTCAGATTTTAGATTCCAAAAAAAGATTCAATACTATCATTCATTGCCTTCATAAATTCTGGTTGTTTTTCTAATAATTCCATAACTTCTTTTTCGGTATTAACTGTTCTGCTACCAGTATGTAATACTTCCTTTCCATTCTTTAATATGGACATAGAAGATTTTCCATAAAGAATAGCCGAAAAACCGTTTTTATGCGTATATGTTACACTCAATCATTAATCCTCCCAATTCAATTTCTGTCCACAATATTTGCAATAATCAAAATCCCAAAAACTAAGTTTTCTTATATCTTTAAAATTTCCGTACAGCTTTTTGCAATTTGGGCATGAAGCTTGTCCATTCCAGTTTTCTAATTTCTTCGTAACCTGCTTCTCAATCGCTGAAATCGCAATATCGTAAGCTTCACATTTTTCTCCCTCTGTGTAAGTAACTTTTTCTCCACACCCCGGTCTTTCATTCATTAGAATGTTTATTGCTTCTTGATAAATCAATCCTTATCACGCTCCTTTAACCGCTTTGCAATCTCATAAATAACATTTACAGTGACACCATTCCCTGCTTGTTTATATAACTGGCTATCAGAATTTACAAATGCTGCTTTCTCAAAATAATCATCTGTCCATCCTTGCAACCGGAAACACTCTTTCGGTGTTAATTTTCGTATTGCTATGTAACATTGATATTTTTCGTACCAAACTGCATATACAGTTAATTCTTCTGATACCCGTACAAAAATTCCCTGACTACAATTCATGTCTTTTACTATTCCTGAGACTTTAACAGCAAGCTGATTATCTTTTTGCGCTGTTGACAATGTATTTGTTGTTTCATCATCCCTGATTTCGTGTGCAAGAAATTCATGTCTTGAAATATCAATATTTCCGGATTCATAATCTTTTCGGATTTGTTTCCCATATTCCGCACGAACATTTCTAAGAACACCCAACGGCTCTACGTCAATAGCGACGCCGTGCCGATCCTGTCCTGTCAGAGTGACCCTCGGGTCTCCGATTTCTTCGAATCGTCTTCTACTCTGTCGGTTTTCGTGGCCGTCC